GTGCTGATCAGCAGCTGATTCCTTGCCCACGATCTTGATCTGGTGCGGATGGAAGGCGACGAACTCGTGCTCACCCTCTTCGGATGTGAAGTGCACGCCGTCATGACCCTTGGCGATCATCTGTGCGCGCCACTTGGGGTTGTATGCCTTGCCTTCGGCCACGTCCCAGTCGGACGTCTTGACCGGATTCTTCAGGTCCAGATGGACCGTGTACACCTTCGAGTGCTCGTTGCGAACACCGTCACCCAGCTCGCCAGCAAAGCCGTGAGCCATCTTCTTGTCCGGGGTGAACCACGCGGGTGTCTTGAACTCGTCGAAGTCTTCCTTCGTGCCGTGGTAGGCCACGAGAGGACCAGCGGACTCTTCCAGCTTGTCGCACGGACCGACCGCAGCCTTGACTTCGGCTTCGTGGTCTTGTTTGAAGTGCTTGTACGACTTGGCGTTCTTCTTCGTGGCCGCAGACTTCTTGTCGTCGGGTGAATCGACATCCGGCCAGCCACCATTGACCGTGGCGTTGGCGACACCGTCGCTCACACCAAGGTGCTTCTTCAGGAATTCGATTCGTGGGTCTGTCATTTGCTTCAGTCGCCTTTGTGCTGGACGCGCCAGTCATCGTTCAGACTCTGGGCCATTTCTCGAATGTACGAATATCTGCTGTTCTTGGCGCGCTCTTCGCGATGATGCAGCTTGGTGCGAGGGTTCATCAGGGCCGCTTCTTGCACGTCCGGGTTGTCGAAATTCAGGGCCTTTGTGTGCGTCTCAGCCGAAATGGCTGGGTGTGAAGCCGCCCTGATGCGGGTCCATGGATGGTTCCACGCCATGTCAACGATCTCGTGATCGACGGCAGGGTTCTTTAGAGCAAGACCGAGCCGTGCACCCTGAGCCTGATGCTCGACGTGCTTCATCGACAGGATCTCTTTCATCTTGCTGGCTGAGCCATACTGCAAGAGAAATAGGTGGCGGTTCTTTTCGGCTTCCTCGTTCATGCGTCAAAGTCAGCGAATGGGTTGCTCTCATCGAAGTCCAAGGCATTCTTGGACTCGTCCTTGATGATCTCGTTGCGGCGGTAATCGCGATCCACAGGCACGTCGCGCTCAGCGATGACCGGGAAGTCTTCGTCATCGCGCTCGATGGCCCCAGAGCCATCTTCTTGCATGACGCGTTGCGACAGGATGTCGAAGGTCTTCTCCAGCGCGAGGGTATCGACTTCGCTGATGCCAGTTTCCATCGTCTCGCTGTTGAACTGGAACAATTCGATCTTCAGCTTGTACACGTACAGCTTACCCAGCTGATAGAACTGATTCTGGTGATCGACGAAGCGGATCTCGAACAGGCCGTTGGACAGCGGGAACCACAGAAGGTCACCTTCGCAGGGGCGATTGGGCAGGATCGTCGTGCCGTACTGGCCCACGAGCTGGTCCCAACGCTTGCGCGCCACGGTGATCTGGGCCTGCTCTTCGATGTTCAGACCGAACTTGGACATGAATTGGCCGCGACCACCGAAGTTGTCTACATTGTCGAAGTACGCTTCGATCATGTACGAGTTCTTGAATTCGGACAGGTTGTCCTCACCGAGAACATCGTCCTTGGCGATCAGAGAGCGCGGGATGTAGTAGAACTCGCAGCCGTAGTCTTTGATCGACTCGATGATCAAGTCTTCAACGAGTCCGGTCTCGCCTGTCGTGCCCTTGGTGGGGAAGTATGGATTCAGTGGCATAGCTTACGGGTTGGTCTTTGATCGTTGCTCGGGCGGCAGCGTGGCTTCGAACTTGTCCATCTGGTAATGCAGATCACCTTCGGGAATGTTCTTGCGAATGAAGCTGCGCACCATGCGCCCCAATGGGTGATTCATTGTGTGTGTGAACAGGTAGCTGGCCAGCTTGGGCTTGACGGCATTGCGATTGTCGAAGGCGTGTTTGATGGTGCCCATGCTTCCGTTCATCACAGCCCACTTCAGATGATCCATGGACGAATGGCGATCCCCGGCGACGTCGTAGGCTGTTCGCTCACGATCCTTGTGGCCCTTGGGTAGAGCTTCGGCAGCATCTATGCGCGGATCCATGCGCTTGTCACGGTAGTGCGCGTACTCAGAATCGTTCGTGTTGCGCAGCTTGTCCAGAATCAGCTTGTGCTTCTGATCTCGATGGGCTGGGTGAGACGGGGATGGATTCGTGAATGCACGATTCAACTCATTCGAGTCGAGGATGTCCTTCAGGTGCTTGATGCTGCCGTACTTGATCATGAAGTTCGTGCGGTTGGTCATGAAAAGTCCTTACGAATCAACGATCTTGAAAAAGAGCCCGCACCTTCTTCGCGAGCCAGAAAACTGGCTCGAAATACTCGCGTGTGACGTCCTTGAAGATCTTGAGCATCAACCCACCATCGGCAGGGCAGGCGACTGCCACACATCCTTCAGTTCTTGTTCGAGCAGCTGGATCTGTGCATCGGCCTCATCGAACATGGTCTGGCCGTTGATCTGCACGCCACCGACCAAAGCGATACCTTGGAACTTCTTCAGGTTCTCGCCCCACTGGCGCTTGATCAATTGCTTGACGTACTTCTTCATCCACGGTTCGTTCCAGAAGGCCACGAATTCTTCAGGATCCACCGCTTGGTAGCACTCGACGATCACGTACATACCTTCTTGCAGCTTGCCACTCGGCCCCCACGTCGAATCGATGAAGAGGCGGTCCATGACACGGTTGAAGCGAAACTGCGGTGCACCATTGAGCAACAGGTCGATCATGTCGAGGTGCTGCATGGCCTGCGTGTAGTACAGCAGCGTGGTCGAGCCTAGATCGAACATGTCGTTCAGGCGCAGCTGGTACTGGATGTTGAAGGGTGAGCCGATGCCCGGTGAGCCCGTGTTGAAGTTCAGCACGCGGATCACACCCGTGATGAAACCGGGCAGATCGATGTACTGGTTGGTGATGTCGTCGGCGGTGATCTGGTGCTTGTAGAAGACGCGAATGACGCCGTTCTCGGCCCACGTCTGGTACAGCTGGATCGCATCATCGATGCGGTCATCGATCTGATCGTCCGTGACGTTGATCTCGGTGATCGGTGCACCGAGAGAGCGCAGGCAGTATTCGGACAGTTCTTGGCGTGATGCTGGGATGCTCATGATGGGTCTGTAACTCGGATGAGAATGTTGGCGGTTTTCGTGCGACCACCAACAGTGGTGACCAAGCACGCGACGTTGTATTGATTGCCACTGGATCCGCCAGTGAGCCACACGGTGACCACGTTGTTCGTGATCGAGCACTGGATTTCGACCAGCGGATTGGCGTCGGGCGTCGTGTTGGGTGGGTACCGCGTGATCGCGACTTGACACGTTAGAAGCGTGTCGCGGCTCTTCGACACCGCCCATGAAACAAAGTCGAACTTGTAGTCGAGCGTGTCCGTACTTTGCTTGAGGAATCTACCGAGAAACGAGCCTGCTGGCATCTACGCAACCCACACTGTGTCTTGTTCTTGTTCTACTCGAATGAGCGTGTCCATTGATGTGATGTACACGACGCGCTCGCCTTCATTGCGAGCGTTCGAGGCAAACTTATTTACAGTCGGCATTCCAGCCAAGGCTCGCATCGAGCTGCCCGACAACCCCAAGGTGATGAGTTTGAGCGGGGTGAGATGGCCTTTTCTCGTAACCGCCATCAGGCCCGTGAGCACAGCATCGATCTCGGCGGCGACCGATTCTGGGAAGAGAGCCATTTGCTGGCCGCTCAGGTACATCGTGCGCGTGATGTGGCCATCCTGCACCACCAGCGTGGATCCAACGAGAGCCACGAACTGACCGAATCTGCCATGTGTGGCCAGAAGTTCTTCGCCAGAAAGCGAGTGTTGTCGATTAGTCAACATTGTTGTCGAATCGACAACGCTTGATGTAGATCCGACAACACCCACTGACGTGGTTGGTGCGATAGATTCCTGATTCAGGTATGACTGTACCGAATTCAGGTACATAGACGAGTTGGCAACCACCGTACCGTGCGAGCTGGTCGAAGACTGACCAGTGAGGATTGCGGCCAGCGTCTTGCCCGTGCTACCCGAACCAGAAGCGATGGTCGTGCCTGTCAAAGCCGCTGTCACGTTCTGCTGGATGGTCACCGAACCCTGCGCCAGCGCATTGGATTGACCCGTGAGCGCGTGCACGAGACCGAGGGATCCCTGCGCACCTGTTGCGGCCTGACCAGTCGTAGAAGCGGTTGTGGAAGGCGCTGTGGTGCCCGCACCCGAGGTGATCACCTGACCCATGATCGAAGCCGTGCCGGATCCAGACGCACCCATGGTGCCCTGAGAAGACGTCGAAGCTTGTCCGGTCAGGACCGTGGCCAACAGACTACCAAGCGTGCCAGCGTTCGATGTGGTTGAAGATCCGGCCATCGGGCGCGTTGTCGCCACACCAAGCGATCCAGTCGCGGTCGAGATCTGGCCCCCTGTTGTTACACCAGCGGGAGTCACAAGTACCGAGCCGATGGACGACGTCGCTGTCTGCCCCACGAGCTGGATGTTCTCTGCTTCGGTGAGTGTGCCAGACGCTGATGTGATCGATGCCCCAGTGAGAGTCGAGGCCAGAGTCTGGCCAAGCGCGCCTTGACTTGATGTGATGCCTTGGCCGATCAGGCTCAGTGTATCCGAGTCGGTGAGCGTACCAGTAGCCAATGTGGTTGAAGATCCTGTCAGCGGACGCGTATACAGGATAGAGCCCGTTTGAACTGTGCTGGCAGTACCAACCAGTGTCTGTGAGGCCGATGCGCTTCCAGCTGCGCTCGTGATCGTCTGACCAGTCGTGGACACAGATGGCGCTGGCGTGATCGTGCCCTGCGCACCAGACGAAGAAGATCCGGTCAGGGCTTCTATCACATCATTGGTCGGAACGGCGACCGTACCAGTGCCGCTCGTGATCTCTTGGCCTGTGATCGAGGCTGATGTCGATACACCTCCAGTGCCTTGGCTTGCCGTGAGGTCGGTCCCCACGAGGTTATCGTCAGTGGCCACACCGAGTGTGCCGACCGAGGATGTGCTCGATTGACCGTTGACGCTCTGCGCCGCGCTGACCGATCCCCTACTGGACGTGATCGAAGTCGATGTGGCCGTCAAAGCGGCATTGGGCGTGAAATTGGGCGTCGTGATGGCGGCGGTTGAGCCAGTGCGCAGCAACCAGTCGTTGCCGACGTTCGAACCTGCCACAACGGTGATCATGGCCACCGAGACGAACAGGTATTCGTTACTCAGGGCAATCGTGCCACCCGGTGCCCATGTGACCGTGGACGTCTGCGCCGTGCCGCTGTTGCCCGTGATCGTGGTGCCCTGTTGTGTAGCACCAGTGAGTTCTACCAGACCTGTCTGACCTGTCGCATCCGTGGATCTGAAGACGCGGATGCGAATGGCATCCTGTTGCGCTGGCGATCCGACCGACGTCGAGATCAGGTTGAAGGCAAACGACCAGTTCGCGTTCGAGAACGTGCCGCTGTATGTGTTCTGCGTACGAAAGGCGTTGCCGTTCGTGTTGTCGATGGTCGATGGGGGCAGAACCGTGCCTGCGAACGTGGTTCTGGCTTGCTTGACGCCCTTCTTGAACGTCGAATAGTTGTTGGCTGCGTTGGTGCCGACCGCCCAGCCTGCTGTTGCATTAGCCGTGGATGGCGCAGACCCACCGTCTTGCAAAGAGGCAAGCGCGGTTGATCCCGTTGCCGTTGTATCCGGCAGGAAATAGAGGGTGAGTGCGGCCACGGCGGTAAGTAAGGAAGTCCGAAGACTGAGAAATATTTACCAACCCAGACACCCATGGCCAAGAAGAGAGCATTTCCAGAGCCCAAGCCATACCGCGTCAGAAACCTGAAGAAATATAAGGGTGACGCGACGATGGTCACGTACCGCTCCAGCTGGGAAAAGAAGGTGATGCTCTGGTTCGACTTCCACCCGAACGTCGTGGAATGGTCGTCCGAAGAGACTGTGATCCCATACATCAGCCCGCTCGATGGCCAGCCTCACCGCTACTTCATGGATTTCAAGGTCACGTTCCAAGTGGGTAAGAACCGCAAGACATACCTCGTTGAAGTCAAGCCCTACGAGCAAACACAGCCACCGACGATCACCGAGCGCAAGAAGACAAAGACGCTGCTCGAACAGGCCGCGACGTACAAAGTGAACCAAGCCAAATGGGAAGCCGCCGAAGAGTATTGTCGTCAGAAGGGTTGGGGCTTTCAGATCATCACCGAATACGAGCTGGGAATGGCCGAATGACACACCACGAAATCTTCATGGCCAAGTACGGCTCGAAAGAGCACATCGATAGCCTGATTCAGCGCCATGTGACAGCAGGCAATCACAACACACTGAATCTGATGGATCTGGCGATGAAGAATCCCGCAGCCACCGAAGAACAGAAGGACCACATGTACAAGCTGATGTGGTTCAAGGATCGTCCCCATGAGTAATGCCACTCAGCATCAATCCGACTTCATGCTCAAGTACGGCAACGGCGCGCACATCGACAGGTTGATGCGTGTCGATCACCCCGAGTGGCCGGGTCGTGGTCCATCACTGGAAATCATCAAACCGTTCATGCACCACATCATCGAGCAGTCGGTGAAGAACCCCTACATGAGCGATAAGGCAGCTATCAAGGCAGCTTCATTCCCGCACCCATACACACCGAACTTGATGGCCGAATACCTGCGAACGAACTCGCATCGCGAGATTCATCCGAACGTGCTCACAGCAATCGCCAAACACAACGGTGACCGTGACTTCATTCGCTCGACGCTGGCCGACCACAAGAACATGCCGAAAGAAGCATGGGGTCATCTGGCAACTCACGTTCAGAAGAAGCTGGACTTCCTGAACAACCAGAATGATCCTGATGCGACGGCGATCCCTACACACCAGCACTTGACCACCGAGCGTGATCACTACCTCCAAAAAGCCCAATAAATAAGGGATGACAAGACTCGATAGAAGCCTCTCCAAGGTCTTTGGAGTGCCTGAACTCGGCGCGTCCGCGAAAGAAGAACCCATGGAAGAACAAGAATTCCCCGTCGCCACCGTTCCTGAGAACAGTGTGATCGTGGCCGAACCGAATTCAGACTCGGACCAGATCGACGAGGACACCGCGTACGTCAAGCACAAGCTCAAGAGCCTGCTGGCCAACGCGGACGAGGCGTTCGAGGTGATCGTGAACGTGGCCAAGACTGAAGAGTCCCCGCGTGCCTTCGAAGTGGTCTCGACCATGATGGGGCAGATGAAGGACATCGCCATGGGCATCCTCGATGCCGAAGCGAAGCGCCAGAAACTGAAGGCGGGTCTGGGCGAAGAAGGCCAAGGCCAAGCACAGACCGTCAACAACACACAGAACAACACCACCGTGTTCGTCGGCACCACTGCCGAATTCCAGCGAATGCTCGATGAAGAAGATGCGCGCGAAGCCGCGATGGCCACCGTGATCGACGTCGAAGCGAAACAACAAGATGAGGATTCAAAATGAAATTGAAGATCAAACTTTCTGGCGACCGCCAAGTCATTCTGGTCATGGGTGACCCCGACGAAAACGGGATTCTGCGCCCCACGATGACCGTGCAGTTCGTCAAGGACATGGTTGCCTTGATGAAGAAGGAAGGACTGGATGTCGAGGTGACGGCATGAGCCTGCCAAAAATCACTGGCCCCAAGATCGCGTGCACGCTGCCACTGAGCGGCAAGAAGGTCTACTTCCGACCAATGGTCGTGCGCGAGCAGAAGGCACTGATGCTCGCCCAAGAGTCACAGGATGAAGACACCATCTACGCCACGATCCGTGAGGTGATCTCTGGCTGCACCGATGGTGCGGTGGATCTGGCCGACATGCCGATCACGGACCTGAGCTGGCTGTTCCTCCAGATGAAGATCTCATCATCCGGTGCCGAGCAAAAGATCTCGGTCAAGTGCGATTCGTGCGGTGAGCCGATCATCATGATGCACAACCTGAACGACGCGAAGGTGGACACATCGAAAGCGAAACTGAAGATCGAGCTGACGCCCGAGATCGGCATCATCTTCCGTTGGCCCACCATCATGGACTACGTCTCAGCCTTCAAGGCCAAGGACTCGACGCTGAAGTACATCTTCATGATCGTGGATCAGGTGTACGACACCGATCAGGTGTACACGAAGGACTCATTCACCGAGGAAGAATTCAACGTGTGGCTCGAAGAGCTGAACGACGAGCAGATCAAGAAGATCCGCGACTTCATGGTGGCAGTCCCCGAGCTGCGCCAAGAACTGAACTACACATGCCCCCATTGCAAGCACGAACACCGCAAGCTCTTGGAGGGCTTGCAGGACTTTTTTCGTCTTGACGATGATCAATGACGGACTCGAAGAGTACTACCGAATGAACCACGTCCTTCAGCGCGAATGGAACTACTCGCTCACCGAGCTGGAGGAAATGTTCCCGTTCGAGCGTGAGGTGTACACGTCGCTTCTGCTACAGCATCTTCAGGAACAAAAGAACAAGCAAACGGGATAAGACATGCTACCGAGTGGCGTTGGCGCACAAGTTCAGATGCAGCGTGAGGGCCTGTACCCTCAGCGCGAAATGCCCGTGGGCGTTCATCACCCGAAGAACATCCATGATGAACACGGCGCGGCGCAGCTCGAAGACCTGAAGCGCACGATCTCGTCTCGCTTCGCGTCTGTCTCGACGCCAGCGAACTTCCTGCAAGCGGGCCTGTTCAACGCAATGGGCAACAACCCGGTCACGCAGCTCGTTTCTGCGGCGGGTGGTGCTGCTGGCGACATCTGGTCGAGCCTGATGAACGGCCCCGAGCAGACCGCCAAGAACAAGCTTGGTAACGCCAAGGATCCTCTCACAGCCCTGAACCAACACAGCAAGTTGCTGGATGAAATTCTCGACTCTCTTCTGGGTGTCGAGGACACCATCAAGGCCATGTGGGAAAAGGGCACTGGTTTGGGTGGGCGTGATGACAAGATCGGTCCGCGATCTGGTAAGCACGTCAAGCAAGGCGACGACGAAGAACTCAAGCCGCGTGAACTCAAAGACGTCGATTACCGCACCGCCGAACAGAAGCGGGCTCAGGAAGCGCGCAAGCAGGAAGAACAGGCCGACCGACTGGATCGTCTGAACGGCTTGAAGGAATCTCGCGACAAGATCGCGAGCCAGCTGGAAAGTGCATCGACGCCAGAAGAAAAAGAGCGCATCGAAAAGCAGCTCAAAGGCACTGACGCAGCCATCGAATCTCTGGAGCGTCTGGCTGCGAAGTTCGAGAAGGAATCTGGCAAGAAGGTCGAGGCCAAGAGCAGCGAGCAGGCCGAACTCGAAAAGCAGCTGAAGGGAACGAACGCGGCCATCGAGTCGCTGGCGCGTCAAGCCGAGAAGGGATCTGCTGACGCATCTGCGATGCTCGAAGAGCTGAAGCAATCTCGCAATGACATCGTCGAGCAGCTGAAGGCGTTCGAGAACGAGAAGAAGCCGTCGATGCAGGCCGAGAAGATCGATCCGGACCAGCGCATCAACATGACGCGCGATGAGTTCGAGCGTGCGATCACCAAGGAACAGCACGCCAACGCGACCAAGCCGAATCCGATCACGCCTGCTATCGATGCGAAGCCGTACGTGCCGAACATGGATGCGCCGACTGCGGCGAACACCAAGTTCGATCCAGACAAGACGATCAACACCACGGTCGATCAGCTCGAACGTGACGCCACCAAGGAAGTGGCGAACAAGGGACGACACGATCCGGATGCACGCGTTGCCATCAGTCCTGAAGAAGCCGCGAAGATGCGCGAGCAGGCACTGGGTGGTAAGCCCGAGAAGGGGTTCATCACACAAATGTTCGACGGTCTGGGCTTCAAGAAGGCATCCAGCGTCATGGAGAGCTTCACCAAGACGATGCAGAAGGCATCCGGTGAACTCTCGAAGTCATTCGGTGAAGTCGGTAAGACGGTCAAGGGCAAGAGCAAGCCTCTGGCCGATGCGATCAAGGGGTCTGAGACGGCCAAGTTGCTGGGCATCGGCAAGAATGCTCTGTCGCAGAAGGCCGCGCCGCTGCTGAAGGCCATCAAGGGGTCCGAGACAGCCAAGTACCTGAAGGCGGGTGGCGACAAGACCAAGGAAATCGCTCAGCGCGTGCTGCAAGGCGCGCAGGGCGTTCCTGCGGCCATCGCCACGGGCAAGGCCCCTGAAATGGTCGGCCCGAAGTCACCTGTTGAACAAGCCATCGCGGACAGCGGCGTGACACCGAATCCGTCCATGTTGGATACAGCCATCGAAGGCGTCGAGTTGGCGTCAACGGCGAAGACAGTCTGGGACGCGACGAAGGCGGGCGCAGGTAGAGTCGCTGGTTGGCTCGGTAAGGGCACAAACGCGGTCAAGGGCTTCGCCGGATCTAATGCTGGCAAGGTGGCTGGCAAAGCCGCTGCGGTCGTCGGCGCTGGCATGGCGGGCTACAACGCGATCAGCGAAGAAGCCGAAGGCAAGCGCGTCGAGAATATCGGTGACGTCGTCCCAGAGGGCTGGAACAAGCTGAACCCGTTCGACTGGGTCCAGCGCGGCGCACGCTAC